AGTATAGAGTCCACGGCTGGTTGTTCTGGTTCAACTTTACATAGTGGAATCACTGGCGGTGCAACTGGAAACACCTACACAAACATGACAACTTATGCCTTCCCTGATTGGTCAGATGTCGTAAATATATCTGGTTCTTCTTTCGGAATACTAAATATATACGACTTTGCGTTTTTAAGTGGTGCTTCCGGAAACACATCACCAAATGACGGCAGAGAAACATCAGGATCTTGTCCCATAGGAGGATACGCTTAATGGTTACCGCAGTACGAAAAATTCTAAACACTGGAACAAATAAGTTTGAAAATGCCACTAATCAGATGAGTGAATTGATCTACTCTGGTAATCAATACGTTTCTTTGAATTCAAACACGTTTACAGAAATTCCACAGAACGACCTTGAAAGTCTGAATGACTTCTGGTTATCAGCTTGTTACTTTCAGAGAGTTCTTCGTGATAATTATCGTTTATGCTTTCCCAGAAGAGACTGGCAAAAATCTACAATTTACGAAAGATATGATTCATTTACAGGTCCAGAAACTCAGCAGTGTTTTATCTTTGACCCGACAATAGGTGACGGAATTCTTTTCCTTTGTGTGGGCAATAATAGTAGCAATAGAACAGATATTAAAACTGCGTCTGTGTATAAACCAAGTACCGGGTATACTAGCGTAGCTTCTTTACCTGCTGGTGTCATAGAACAAGCAGATGGATATAGTTGGATTGCTCTTGCTCAAAGTGATAATAGATTCACCGACAGTAACTGGATATCCCTTGAAGTAAGAGATCGTCTGAGTTTCTTTGGTGCCGATCAAGGTAACTTTGTTGACGATGGTGTCAGTCTCGCAGACTTTAAAACGGCAGTATCCTCACCATTTTCACCATCCGGAACAGGTGCAGCAGTATTCTATGGTGTTGATAATCTATACAATCAGACGAGTGCAACTGAAGTAACGGCAGGATTTCCTTTGTATCAGTTTAATGATATGAAGCGTTATGATGTATTCAGCTTACAGCAAGCACTGAGGGCATCAGGAATGAATACCCAGATTCGATTTGGTGGAACGGGTTCAACATTGGGAACTCTACCAGCAACAATTTCCCCTGTATCAATTGAGGCTCAGATTAACGGGTCACCATTTAGTGATTCATCACCACTCGGTTGGTATAATAATAAAGTTCAGCAATGGGAAGCTAAAGCAGGTTCTGTTGAAATGGTTTATATTAATCCTCGTGCAGGTGGGTTAAAGGAATCAGATTTTACTGTATCTGGAATCACAGCACCATCAATTTCTGCAAAAGGTAATGGTACGTCCCCAGCAGTAGAGTTTGATCTAAGAAAAATTAAAGCCGATACATGGTTTATTAAAGGTGTTAAAATATCTAAAGATCTTGCAACCAATGAAAGATTAGTAGGAAAAGATAATACACAAGTCCAGTTTGTTGTATCAGATACAAATAACAATTATGGATTTGAAAATGCCTTGCAATCATTTATAACACCATATGATGGATTGGCTAAAGAAAAAAATCTGTATGGTCCGATTATTCCAGTAAATGCATTTATGGCGAGTGTGTCCATAAAGGAATCTGACATTGAAAATACACTCCAAGTGGGAACGTACACTGGAGACACACCAACATCGTTTGATTCTTATGCACTTATTAGTGAACCAACAAACAATTCAAATAATAGGGAACTTGGTCTAGATCTTCCTCCCAACAGAAAAGATCTAAAATCAAATCTAATATATTCGTTACTCACGTTTAGTGGTACACGTCCTGCTATTGGAGATAAGATTTATGCAACCACTCCTACAGTTAGTGCAAAAACGGGTCAGGTGAGTCTTGTCAGAGGAAAACTTATCGGTATTATACAAGCAAGAAAACTAATAAGCGGCACTCAGGTAGAAGTTTTAATATCAACAACGAACAGAGAATTATTTACCACATCAGCAACAGTATTTGTTGTGAATGGTACAACTTCAATTGAATGTACAGTGACTGCAAAGGGTGATCCTGACGTAAAGACTCCTTCCGGAACAATCACACATATCGGAAACTCTGCGTTCCAACTTAGTGGAACCACCGCAGATAAGAGATTATCAATCAAATACATAACAAGGGTATAGGAAAATTAAATGGGCGTAGAAGACAACCAATTTCAGATAGAAAACTTAAATGCAAACACATCATTCTTTGATTGGTATACCAAGACAAATGATGAGCTTATATCTAAGCTAAACAAACTAAAGATCTATGATATTGATATCGCAGGGTCCATGGTTGCAGGTGTCTCTGCTGAACTAGGAACCTCTGGTGGTCACACCGCAGGATTTATAAGTTTAGGTATTGCCGACAGTATACCTCACGGACTCACTATCGAGGGAGATCTGCTGGTCACGGGGGAAAATGTATTTAATCTTACTGCCACAGCAGCTACCGCAGGGTTGGTAGGTAAATTTGTCTGTGTTGATGATATGGGAGGGATTACATCGTCGTCAGCAAATCAGACTGGTGTAACCACTACACCATTCCACAAAAATGAAACTATCGGTATAGTAAAAAGTATTGTGGGTAATAATGTTCAGATCGTTGGTAGCGGTCTTTACACTGGATTTACCGGACTGACTAGTGGTCAAGCATACTTCTTAGATCCAAACATAATGGGTGGTTACACGTTAGGTGCTCCAACAACTACAGGACAAACAAAGAAACGGCTCTTTGTCTCTACATTAGGTACAACTACAGGTGTAATTCAAATAGGGGATTCTGACATCGTATAATAATGAGTATTCACAGAAAAGGTTGTAATTGTAATTGTAATAAAGAAACATTCAAATCTAGATTTTCTACTAAAAGAAAGAGTGTTAAAAAGGTGACAAATCCTTTCACAAAAATGCAGTTGTATGCTAAATCTCTTGCTTCACGAAGATTTTCAAATAGAAAGACGGATCAAGCGACAAAACAACTAAGATTTTTAAGTTGTTTTGGTGATAAATCTATTGGTGGACAGTTAAGTCCATGTGAGGAATTGAAAAATAGTGAAACAGAGGGAAAATTTTACTGTGGTGCATGTGGGTGTGGTGACAGAAAAGCAACTTGGTTGGAGGCAGAGAGTGAACACTATGCTAAATTGGATTATCCAACCCTAGCATGTCCATTAAAAATGCCAGGATTCAGTAATTATGATGGCTCTGATTCAAAAGAAAATATCAGGAAAAATATAATAGAAAATTATGATCCCAGTAAATTAATACAACTAAGAGTGTCTGTGAAATCCAAAGAATAAATTTGATATTTTAGATCTCAAAATCCCCTAAATAACTAAGAGGTGTAAATATGTCAAATCCAAATTCAAGAGAAACCCTTATTGATTATGCTCTTAGAAGACTCGGTGCTCCAGTTGTCGAGATAAACGTAGATTACAAGCAAGCAGAAGAGCGTCTTGATGACGCACTAGAATACTTTTCTGAACGTCATTTTGATGGTGTTGAAAGGTGTATTTTTGCATATCAGATTACACAGGAGGATATCGATAATCAGTATATCCCAACAGGTAATATACAAAAAGCAATGGGGTTTGGAGACGCTCCCGGTCCTAGCGGAAAAGATCTACTGTCTATTGTTCGGGTATTTAAATTTGGAGCACTTGCAAATCAAGACATGTTTGACATTCGGTATCAGTTAGCTTTGACTGATTATTTCGGAATCAACCGTGGTCTAGGAATGGCTAGTTCACTAGGTTTAGCTGGATATGATAGCACTATGAGATATATTAGTATGGTAGAGCAGTTCTTTAATCCAGAGCATATTATACATTTCAGTAAAGTAACAGATAGACTTATAATGGATACAAATTTAGCTAAGGATTGCTCCCCCGGACAATATGTTGTTATTGAAGGATATGCCACACTAAACCCAAATGACTACCCAAAGATTTTCAATGATCGTTATCTCAAAGAATATATTACTGCGCTAATAAAACGACAATGGGGATCAAACCTATCTAAATTTGATGGTGTTCAGATGCCTGGTGGTGTTACACTACGTGGTGGTCAGCTATACCAAGAGGGATCAGCAGAAGTTGCGGCACTCGAACAACGAATGCAATCTGAATATGAACTTCCACCACACTTCATAACGGGATAATATGGCACAAAATCCATACATCAGAGATGTTAATAGCGAACAGAATCTTCTAGAAGATCTGAATGCTGAGTTTATTCGTGCTCTAGGAAGAAACTGCTATTACATTCCAAGAACACTGAATAATTATGATCCAATTTATGGTGAAGATACTGTGTCATCATTTGATCAGGCATATCTTATTGAAATGTATATGGAAAACCCACAGTCATTTGGTGGGGATGGTGATATAGTAGGTAAGTTTGGTATTGATCTTAGAGATAAAGCAACTTTTAGAATTGCAACCAGAACATTCGAAAGAGAAGTCACAAAAAGAGATGCCACCATTGTTCGCCCACGAGAAGGTGATTTGATTTATTTTGTTCTCTCTGATTCTCTTTTCGAAATAACATTTGTTGAACATGAAAATCCACTCTACCAATTAGGGAATCTATACTCATTCCTCGCATTTAGTGAATTATTTGCCTATAATAACGAAGAATTTGATACTGGTATATGTGAAATTGATGAATGTTTTGCACGACAGAGAAAAGAGCG